CACTCTGGGGCCACCATCTGATGCTTTGCCAGCCTGTCCGTAGCTGACCTTCTTACCAGATGCGGTTACTTTAACTTTTGCTTTCCCCTTTGCCGGGGTCTTGGATGCCATAAGGTTAAGGGGGCCGAAGCCCCCTGTTCCCTATTGGTTATACGCCGAAGCCTTGTCCAGCGAAGAACGGATTGAATGTTGCGTATGCGGGCAACAGGTCAAAACGTACTTTCTGGGTGTTGGCATCACCGTCTGCGTACTTAGTAACACGGATAGACATACCATCGCTAGTAGTAGCAATAGTGTCAGTCGCGTACAGTTTCGGCAGCTTGACAGTACCGATACCGAATGCCTGCTTAACAAAGAACAGGTTCGGCTGATACAGAGTAGCTGAAGCAGACAGAATGTTTACAACAGCGCCATTGGCAGGAGCAGCGTCAACAGTGTTGTACTGTCCGTTGGCTTCATAGATGGCTGGGCCAGCGACTACCAGAGTGCCTGCGCCAGAGCCATTCAGAGTAACGTCAGCAGTTACAACACCAGTCCAAGCTACGTTGTTGCCAGAGGCATCAATCATAGGCTGCTTGGTGTCCAGATTCAGACGATTTACGTCAGCGATAGTGACCATGTCACCAGCCTTAACAACCATGTTGGCTTGGAAGCCAGTCACGGCGAGAGACTGAGTCATGGTGTCCTTAGCAGTAACGTAAGTTGCGTCAGGAGCAGCAGACAGAGTACCAGCGCGGTCAGCACCAGTGCCAGATGTGAAGCTGGACAGTGCGTTTGATGTCATAGCCATCATGCCACCAAAGTTGCTGGAAATCTGCGATTTTTCCCAAGCAGTACGTACCAGACCATCGGCAGCGTTCAGACCGTTCTGAGCAGAAGCCAAGCTAGTAGTAGTGAAAGGGTTCATCAGGTAATACTTGTCGGCAGACATGGGTACACCCAAGCTGTCCATCAAAGCACCTGCACCTGCAACATCGCCCCAAGCGTCAACGGCAGTACCGTGTGAACCATACTTGAGAGAAGCGTTCTTGAGCATATAAGACGCAAGATCAACTTCCAAGTCGGTAACGATTCTGCGAGCCATAGGAGCCAGAATTTCGTCAAGCTGGTCTAGTTCGAGAGCTTCTTCTACGTTGCCCCATTCGGTAGCTACAGTGAAGTAGTTCTGAACAGTACCAGTTGCTTTACCAGCAATGATGTCAGACTTAGTAGAAGAACTGATGTCACCGCCAGAAGTACGGATAGAGTTGTAGTCATGTGGACGTTTGAAGTCTACAGTTGAACCACTGGAAGGATTGAACTTTCCAGAAAGCAACTGAGTATCAACAGTCTTAGTGACAACCCTGTTAGATTCAAACGCATCAAGAAAGACGCGAGCGACCTTTCGAGTTACGTTACTATTAAGATTGTTAGCCATTTTAAGTCACCTTATTCAAATGTGGCTCCTTTTGGCCCCTTTGGCTTAGGGGATATTCCTGCGCCTTGCGGCGTTTCAACAGGTTCAGGAGCCTGATTTACCTTGGGTTTAAGAGCAGCAACTTTCGGCTTAATATCAGTGGCAATCTTGATAGCGGCTTCCATTGGGCTTAGTGACCTGATGGCTTCTAACTCCATGAGATTCTGCGAAAGATATTTGGTAATCAGTGGGCCTTGATCGTCCTCTATAATGAAGTTGACCAAGTCGTTCTGAATACCAAAGTTGCTTACTGTAGCGCCAGCTACTTGCAGTTCCTCTGGCTTTATACCCATCTGGGTAGCTCTGGTAGCGTATGTCTCAATCTTGCTATTGAACGCCTCTTGTTGCTTACGCTGCTCTTCCTCTGCCAACTGCATCTGTTGCTCTTGCAAGTAACGCTGTTGTGCATCAAAAGCCGCAGCCTTTTTAAGTTGCTCATCCCTTTCTATGACCGCCCTTTTGTATTCCTCATCGGTAATAGCAAATGGGTCAGGCATTTCAGGAACTTGCGGTCGCTCCTCTTTCGGCATCCTTTGCAGTAATTCTTCCCTTTCCCTTTCTAATGCTTGAGCCTTACGTTCCGCTTCACGAAACTTCAGGGTTTTCTCAGCAATAGCTTGGTCAAAGATTCTCTGCTGTTCTTCCGAAAAAACAACTTTTTGTTTCTGGGATTCCCCAGAGTCCGGTGATGATTCGGAATCAAGACCTTCGTCCTGATCTTCAGCCTCTTGCGTATCTTCAATCTCAACTTGATCGGAGTCAGATTCTTCAACGTAATCGTCTGGTTGCATCTCGTTCATAATGTTGCCCTTATAGGTAAATGCCGCGAATAAGGTCGCGTTCCTGCCGTGGTAAGGCCACGTTCCTTCTGCTAGTGTATCACTGTCTATAGTGACACAGCAATAGTCTTATATTACCGCCTACCCCTGTAAGGGGGTCTAATAGTATTGTCTTTTGTGTACGGGTTCTCAAAAAGAGCTTTTTCGTAGTCAACGGCTTGCACAAATCTATCCGTATCCATATCTTCTACCTGCCTATAAAGCGGTATATCGTAGGTTGATCGCTTGTCATCCATTAGCTTTTGCACTGTTCTGGCAAGATATTCGTCATTTATTAAAGAGTATTGGCCATGACCGCCCATCATACGCAAGTCTGAATACTTTCTATTTAACTGATCCCATTTGTCATGGGATTCTTTATTTTCTTCTTTTCGCTTGCTTAAATCTTTAATTCTGCGTTTGGTTCTTTCAGGGGATGAAGATACCCCTTTATTATAAAAATGAGACTTTTCAGAGTCCATGTTCGCCACTTCGTACATCCTGATCTTTCTTAATACCTCATCGAAAAAGCCTTCATTTTCCGCAGGGCCACTTGGTGTAGACATCCTGCTTAAAATCGCTCCGCTGTATTTATTAAATAGCGGATGCCTCAAGAAACCTTCCAAGTCATCAGATTGAGCAAATTTCTCTAAATCTTGATATTCGCTTACCTTGAATAAAGCGCCCATTTCATTATCAGCAATGTTGTATCTTATGTAGGCATCTTCATAAGGGGCTTTCGCTAACCGCTCGGCTGTTTCAACTATCTGTGGCGCTGCGGCTACCGAACCGCCCCCGGTTCTACCTTCAATGTCAGATATAGCGTGGCTTATTTCGTGCATCAACGTGCTTTTAGATTCTACCACTCCAGTGCGCGACTTATCTTTATCTCTGACATTTAGTGTGATGTCTTGGTTGTACGGGCTAAAGCTCCCGCGAGTTGAACTATTATCAAACCTATAAGAAACCGGGTATTTAGCTAGTTCTGGATATGCCTCATAAAGTTCCTCATGCTTTAGTATCTCTCCAAGGGGGCGTTGGAAATACGAATGTATACCCTGAAACATTTCATCTTGTAAGGCTAGTTCTTTATCGCTTGCTTCCAAGCCAAGCATATCGGAGCGCATCTTTGTGGATTGTATCTGCGACTTATTATCCGGAATCCAATACATCCACTCACCATCTAGATTGCGTTGCCAGCCTGTCGCGTTCTTTATTTCCTCCGCCGTACTACCTGCATCCTCCATCCTATTTGCCTGAAACAGCTTTTCTTGATCGGCCTTTCTTGACATGGGGCCACCCCAGCTAAACAGGGTTGTGGAGCCGGGTGTTCTAGCGGCAGATGAAAGGAAGCCTGTTGGAGCAAGCATGGTCGCAGGGGTAACAGGATCAAACTCTGTGACCTGTCCGGTTTCCGGGTTGTATGCCCTACCACCTAAAGCACCAGCGGTATACTGGTCTTTTATGGATTGATCTATGCCTTGAAGGATGTTTATACCAGCTTCCTTCGCCTCATCTAAACTTGGTGGGTCTGTGAACAGGTTGATAACTGCGTTTAGTGCGCTTTTGCCTGCTCGGTAGGCAGGCATATATTCAAAACCAACTTCTGGTTCGCCTAACTTTGCTGGGATAGATATTTGTTTGATTCCGGGGCCACGCCTTGTGCTTGTGTAGCCCATATCCAACCGCTGCTCTGGCGATAGAATTTCCCTTCGTTCAGGCATAAAGAACCCAAACAAGCCGTTCCCGCCATACTCATATTGTCTCAGTGCTGTTTGCGTTTCAGCCACGCCTAAACATTCCTATCATTGGATTAGCTAGTTCCTGCGCCTTCTTGACGTTATCAAGCTGTACGCCTTCGGTCTGTACGCCCTCCTTGGTGATCTTGGCTCCAGCCTCCTGCGCCTTGATCTGCGTGTTCATGCGATCAGTCTGGGCTTTGAATACGTCAACCTGATTATCGGCCTGATCGTTCTCTGCCGTTAGCTGGGCTTTCTGAGCCTCTAGCTGCAGCTTCATCTGGTCGTTCTGAACCTTCGCCTGCTCGATCTGGGCTTTCATCATCTCAGCCTGTGCCTTACCCATCTCTGCCTGCGCCATGATGGTTGCCGGGTCTTGCTGCTGCCCCTGCTGGGCCATCTGCTGTTGCATCTGGGCCTGTTCTTCATCACTTAGCTGGGAAATCGGGATCAGGCCAGCCTTGAGCATCTGGTCGCGCTTACGCTCTGCTATGGAGTCGGCGGCAGGTGTATTGATGTTCTGCATCATAATGTCGCCAGCGATCTGCATGATAGTCGGGTCAACCTTCGCCATCTCAATAATCATCTCAAGCGTTTCCTGCTGACGATTCTTGAAGCTGGGGCCAGCCTTACACACTACGTCATAGATGCCCTGAGACAAGTCATTCAGGGTAACAATCTCACCAGTGGCGTTGTCTATCACGCGCTGGTTGATGGTTTCCATGTCGTAGCTCTGATCCTCATACAAGACGCGCATGGTGCGTTCTGTATCGTAGACCTTTGGTATTGCGTCAACGAGAATCTTGCCTGTAGCGGCAATGGCAGACTGTACGGCCTTGTTGTACTTGTATGTGGAGTTGTCGCCTTTATCCTGCAACTGGCGTATCGCTACACCTGACTGCAAGCCGGGATTGTCGCCCATGTTGGCGGCAAACATACCAGCAGCGTATCCAATCATGCCACGCATGGCTTCAGAGATAGTGCGGAGTCCGGGGTTGATCTGAGCGCCACCGTTCTGCTGTGGCACTGCTGGAGATTCTGGGTCTACGTTGTAGAACTGTACCGGATCGGAGTTGGTGTTCAGGGTAGCCAGTGTATCCTCATGGCCTGCCGCCTGTGCCAGTGTCATCCAATACTTAGCCCGTGGTGCTAGTGCGCCTTCTTCGATCTCACGGCTCATTGAGTAGTTCAGGACACGCTGTGGGTCGATTAGCTTCTCAACGACACCCCAATAGATTGTCTTGTTCTCAAATATCTTGTAGTTACCAAAGACGGGGATAACAGGGATCGTGTTGAATACAGTCTCACGCTTCTCATCCAAGAAGTCTTTGGCATCAAAGAACCGGGAGCAGACCTTCGTAACCTTACGGGTTCTGCGTTTAACCTCTGTAACGCCAAGCACAGCCATGTCATCAGCTACCTTCTGGTAGTCCTCATTGACCTCATAGGTTTGACCGTTGGACATCATCACCAGTTCACGATCCTCTTTCTCAACATAGAGCATCTCACCAATGATGGTTACTTCAGCCTTGTCAAAGTATGCGTCACCGTCCCGGTCATCTGGGACAGATTCGCCTTTAGCGTCAGGCCAGCGTCTTTTAAATTCGTCTTGGGATACAGCATGGAGAACGAAAGCGTAACGGCTATCGCTCTTATCCTGCCTCTCTGCGGCAGGGTCGAACCAGACCCGGTCTATGAAGTTGTGAATCTTCTCGATGCACAAGTCTTGGTCAAAAGAGTTGTCGTCTACATACTTCTGAGAGACGCGCCATCCATCGTATCCCGATATGATGCAGCCTCTAGCTGCACTTGAATACACTTCTTTGGCGTTGGATAGATTCTCGATGTTGCGAATTATCCCATCGTATGTCAGTGCGATCTCTTTGGTAGCATCACCACCAGCAGGGCTAACACGAATATCAAAGTCTGCCTGCTCGATCTCACCCGAAACCTGATCGACTATAGGACATACCATGTCGAATGTATAGCGGGGTTTGTTGGTATTCGCATTCCACCAGTATGGCTCCCATTGACCGTCACGCTTGTCAATGAACAGATGGGCTTCTCTGGCTCTTTCACGGTTATCGTGGTCTGCTGCCTGCGCCTGAGACAGCATATTCATTACGCTCTGATGGTCATCATAACTGTAGCTATCCTTCTCGTCAGAGTCGCCCTTGCGCTCTGGTTTTTCTTCGTAATCGTATTCAGCCATTGTTAGCCCATCCTGTAAAATTTATCTTTGCCACTTCAGCCCGTTTAGCCTTTGGCGAAAACATTGACATCATCAACGCATCACCCATGTTAGGCGATGGCAACTCGTATGGCTTCTTAGCCATATCAATCTTCGACATTATCTGTATCTTACCATTGTTACTGCGCTTTTGTGGAATCCGGCAGACCTCACTCCGCAGTTGGTCAAGATTATCAATATCTGGTGACAGTGAGATCAGTTCATCAGGGTCAATGTATTGCTTCTTTTCGACTGCCCGGTAGGTAGCCTCAAACCTGTCGCGTAGCTTCCACCAATACTGCGCTCGCTTGTTCACGAACGTATCTTTGTTGGTCTTGCTATCCTTACCACTGTACGGCACAGCAGGATCGTCAGGTGTCTCTGAACCCCTGAACATAAACCTTTCAACCTTCGTGTTCTCTAGCTCTTGGTCAACCTGACGCTTCAGACTGATGCCCAGCCCATCACAGTCCCATACGAACCAGTCTGCGCCGTCCCGCCTGCAACGGTCAAGCGCCCAGTCCATTCCTTCGTTGCTGTCGCCTGTGATCTTCTCGCAGACATCCAGCACCACTGAGCCTTTACGCACTGCGTAGCCCTTACTGTCGCCACCCTCATCGCTTGGGTCATGGCTGGCTATCACTGCGCCTGTAGCCTCAAAGCCCAGCTTGGTATGGGCATTAATAGCTGCATTAAACCATTCTACCGGGATGATGCAGTCGTCCACCTGATCCAAGTACTCGCCTTCCCAGACATGGCGGTACAGGGCGCTAGACATGGTCTGCTGGTCATGCTGGCGCTCGTCCTCAAGAACTGCGGGGAACAGTGGGTTGTCATCGTAGTTCAACCAGATGATTAGATGCAGATCATCTTCGTAGTATCCATCCCGGCGCAGTTGCTTCTCGTAGGGCTTCAGGAATCTCTGACTAAAAGCATCCACGCTTGATCTGGGGTTGGCGCTGATCCATATCTCTGAACCTTCTTCACGGAGCGTTGGGGTCAGGGCTTTCAGCGAGTTAAAGCTGATGGTCTGGCCTTCCTCTACCCAGAATCTCTGGAAGCCATGCATAGACTTCACGCCCTCCGGGTTCCTTGCCAGCCCACGGAACCGGAACACGGGTTCATCGTCATAAAGAATCTGGTTGTTATGTATCTCGAAGCCGGGGAGCTTCAGGCGCTCTATCTCGGCAGA